ATTTACAAATAATAAAAGTGAACAATGGGCAGTATCAGATTTTTCATTCGATGAAGAATTAAACCCAGAGTTAGTAGCAAATATGTTGAAAGAAGCTCATAGAGTTGGGCTAGTAAGTTAAAAGGAGACAAGATGGATAGGATTAAAGAAATTGCACAAAAATACGGGGTATCTATACAAGTAAGATATAGTGATGCTGAGGATTCTTGGTATGGAGAAATCATATCAGCAGCAGAGAGTGAAAGATTAGAAATTAAGAGAATCCATGATTATGATACTTTGGTTGATTATCTTGAAGAACACCTAAAAGGAGAATATTATGAATGATGTACTAAAAGAAATAAGAAACAAGCTAACAGATAGTATTTTTAATAAAAAAGAGCAACTTTTCAAAGATGCTGTAGAATATGCACAAGGCGATGAGAAGTGGAGTAACGAGGAAATAGCCAAAAGGTGTAGATTAGAATATCATCAAGACTCTCGAGCAGAGACACTTGTGATAGATGATGTTCCAATGCTAGTGATTTTCCCATTTGAGTGGGAGCAAAAAGAAACATCTGCATTTAGCTTAACAGCGACAACTACATTTAGATATAAAGAACTATATAAAGGAGAATAGCAAATAATGGCTAGACTAACTAAGAGCGTATTTGATTTTTTTAAAATACTAATACTCATAATAGGAATAACATTTGTTACATTAGGCATTATGCAAGAGATTATAAAGGCTGTACATGGCATACACTAAAGAGCAATGGAAAGATGCGAGAGGATATTATGAAGCAGGACTCTCATTATCTAAGATTGTAATTAAGACAGGCATAGGTAAGACAACCATATCCCAAAAAGCAAAAAGGGAACAATGGGAACACGGAGCAAACACCGACTATATCGAAGCTAAAGAAATTATTGTGTCAAAAAAGGGAACGATTTCGGAACAGTCACTAGTAATAGCGGACGAAATAGCACATGAAAACGTACGGTTTAAGAATCTAATTAATGGAAATGCAGAGAAGTTAGCAGGTAAGTTAAACAAGATGGCAGACCAAATAGAAGATGCACAAGACCTAAGACACTTAGTAGAAGCTAATGATAAGTTATCTATCACGTTAAAGGTTAATGAGAGACACGCACCTAAGATAGATGTAACACAGCAACTAGGTATACGAAGCGATAAAGAAACAGTTGTTAATATAATTGAGGATAAGTAAGAAGATGAAAAAATATATCCACATTGTAGAGCCATCAAGAGAAAGGATAGGTCAATTTCTACATACAATAAGAAGAAGCAATTATGAAGTTTATGATTATAGTAATGATACAAAGCTAACATTCACAAAGGTCAAAAGAATGATAATAGCACTGAGAGATGCGTTGGATGTCTAAAGACTTAAAACTCCTACCTCATCAATTCGCACTCATTAAAGACACCACAACAAAGATACTAGGCTTAGTGAGTGGATTCGGTGCAGGCAAGACTTTTGCAGTAGCACGTAAAGCTGTAATGCTTGCAATGGTTAACCCTGGTTGTGATGGCATAGTAACAGAGCCAAACTTCCCACTACTTACACAAATCCTTATACCCGAACTAAAAACATCACTAGGCTACTTCAATATACCATATGAGTTTAAATCAGGAGAGTCTATCTTCTACTGCACAATAAAAGGTAAAGAAACCAGAATAATTGCTAAGAGTATGGAGGGTTATGAAAGACTAATCGGTATCAATGCTGCATGGGTTGTAATGGATGAGTTTGATACAGCTAAGGCAGAGTTAGCATATAACGCTTATATTAAGCTACTAGGTCGTATTCGTGTTGGTAATGTAAGACAAATGGTTATCGTATCAACGCCAGAGGGTTATCGTGCTATGTATCGCATATTCGTTGAAGAGATGGGAGAGGGAAAGAAACTGATCCGAGCAAAGACAACAGACAACTACCATCTTCCACAAGATTATATCGACACCATGAGAACGCAATACCCTGCCGAACTAATTGAAGCATATCTTAATGGAGAGTTTACCAACTTAACAAGCGGTACAGTTTACACACAATATGATAGAACACTGAATGACACATCAGAAATTGATGAGAGTATAGGCGATATTCACATAGGAATTGACTTCAATGTAGGAGCAATGAGTGCAGTATCTTGTAAAGTAAGAGATTTAAAGTGCTATGCAGTTGATGAGTTTATAGGCTTATTTGATACACCTGAGTTAATTGAGGCGCTAGAAGCTAGGTACTCAGGTCGTAAAGTATTTGTTTACCCAGATGCAGCAGGAGACGCAAGGAAGTCAGTACAAGCAAGTACATCTGATATTAAACTACTAAGACAAGCAGGGTTCACAGTAAGAGCTAATAGTAAGAACCCTGCAATCATGGATAGAGTAAACGGAATGAATAGCATGTTTAGAAATGCACAAGATGAAAGACGATTGTTTATCAATACAATTAAATGTCCTAAGCTAACTAAAGCGTGTGAACAGCAAGCCTATGACGAGCAGACTCGTATGCCTGACAAGAAGAACGGACACGACAACAACGGAATAGATGCGATAGGTTACTTAATCAACTACTTATTCCCAATGAGATACACAAGACGTAAACCAATACAAAATAACTCAGGTGATGGTAATGGCAACTCAACAGACTGGGATATTTATGACTAGGAGCAACAGATGGAAGTAAAAAAACTAACATTCAAAACTAAGCATGATGAATGGAAATACAACAACTGGACTAAAGACGATATCTACAAGGCGTATCTCTTAGAGTATGAAGCGAGAATGATGCTAAGTAAAGAACTAAATAGGCTTAATCGTAAACTAGCAGAGATAAGATACCAGGCAAGAGCATGACAACTGAAACACGATTCAGACGTTTAGTTATTGACAATGTAGAGTGCATAGGTGATGTTGAAGATGAGCTCAGTTACTTTTTCAACTCTGACTACACAATTAAAATGCTCAAAGGTGATGGCTTAATAGGCTACACTAAACACAGAGGACATTATTTCATTTGGTTTGTTTATATTGACAAAAAACTATCTAACGCAAAATTAGTGTATAATACAGCATTGGAGTTATCTAAAGATATGCCTGTACTCTATTCAGGGGTTAAAGATTTTTACAAAAATAACTCTATTAAACTAGAGAAAGATTTATATCAAATCAAAATAGGAGAGTAGCATGCAGTTTATAAAGAAGTTTACAGTTGAGCAGCCGGAAGTGTATCGTGGAGGTGGTGGTGACATTGATTTTAGTCCATCAGCTGCATGGGGATCATTAACGAGAGACCCGGGAGACTTTGTAATGGGGACAGTAGTTGACCCCGGTGGTCTATTCTATCAAGGTACTGACCCTTATACAGCAAAAAGACAAGCAGGATTAGATATTGGTGGCATTGGTGCAAAACCTGCACAAGAAGCAAAAGCAGTAGAAAAAGCAGCAGGTGAACAGCAAGCAGCAATAGCCAAACAAGAAGCCGAAATAGAGAAGAAACGTAAAGCACAACAAGCAGTAATAGACGAAAGAGCATCACGTATGGCTAAGAATCAGTTACTAACAGGCAAAGAGACGGGTATCACTAACGGCTCAACTAGCTTACTAAAGGGTTAATATGTTTAGAAGTAACGAACTAATAAAGCTAACAAAAGGTGATGAAGAAATCACAATCAATCCTAACACGGAGTTTGATAGTATTCCATCAGGGTACAAAGTATGGAACTCAGCAATCATACTCAAAGATGAGAAAGTTGTCACAATCTTAAAACCCGGACAAATCACAACTGAACTCAAAGGCGAGATAGTGCGCCCTAAGAGAAGAAAAAGGAGCGCATGATGGCTGATAGTTATGAACAGATAATCAAACGCTTTAATTCTGCTAAGTCTAACAAGCAGATATGGGAACACATGCCAGAGCGTAACACAATAGACGAAAGAGAGAAAGGTGCTAAGAAGCGTGAGTATGTATTCGATTCTACAGCACAAGACTCATTAGAAGACTTTGCCACACGCATGGAGTCAGAGTTAATTCCAAGTAACATTAACTGGATGAAGTTAGAATCAGGCTCAGATATCCCCAAAGATAAGGTATCAGAGACAGATGAGTACTTAGATGAGACTACTGAGATAGTATTTAATCATATAAGATCATCAAACTTTGCATCACAAGCTCATACAGCATTCTTAGACTTAGGTATCTCAACAGGTGCGCTTATAGTTGAAGAGGGAGATGGCATACAGTCTAATCTTAACTTTAGATGTGTAAGTTTATCT